ACACACTCCTAGCTAATTTTTATATTTTCTTTAATAATTTAAACACGCAACACACACTCCTAGCTAATTTTTATATTTTCTTTAATTTACCACATATCTATAACGCACCCAGTATCGAGAATAGTATCAGGATTTGCGTCACTAGATAAAATATCCACGTACGTGGGGAGCATGCGATCAGCATACTCATCCATACCCTCCCCAGCAAGAATAGACAACTTGCTAACACACAACGCTCGTAAACGACCAAACTCCACCGGCCCCACTTCAGAGCCGTATTTTGCTGCATGTGGGAAATACAACCTCAGTGCCGACTGAAGTGTACTACATCGCGCCTCAAACGTAGAAGTATGTTCGAAAGCTAAAGCTTTACGGATAGATGTAAGGGACACCGCTCCAACTCGATACCCAAGTTGTGGCACGAATACATCATCACATTTCAAGAACGCAAGCTCTTCCTTGTGGTAATATGGTGGTAGATCGCCTGCCGATTTATCAGCAGGCCCATAACGCATACCGAATAGGGCCGCTGTCTTCTGAACATCGATGTTGGTGATACTGTACACGCCGGCACTCTGCCGCACAGCTCCGATAACATCATCTCCATAAGTACACAATTTCACAGAAGCTGCGAAATTAGTGACACTGCTTCCTGCGAGAACCGTGGTCAAATGCTTGTTATTAGAGTAGAAAGCATAGCGGTGGAGGATGGCGTTGACACCCGAGTTAGCATGCGTAGTCGATGCAACACCCGAGGGATTAGACCCATCAACTGCAAAGGCCTGGCCCAAAAAGATGTAAACGGGATGGCTGAGATTCTTTCCGAGCGCATCAAGAATACACAATTCTCTTTCACCCCACCCCTCATCACGGGCGAGGGTATTAATGGTCTCATAAAAGGACTCCAACAAGCGCGAGTGCACAGACAAGTCAAAGCCGCTATAGTCCCCCCCCAAACGATTCTCTGGATGGTAGGAATCCATATCAGAGAAAAGGTCACTCCACTCCCTCGAGAAGACGTTAATGCCAAGCTTACATTCGTAATCACGTTTACCCTGAAGACGAACCAAGAAAGGCATAATATATCGCCGAACCAGCAAATTGACTGCTATAGTGCCAACATAAAAGGCTCGAATCTTCGTCTTCTCGAGGCCAATCGCTTCGTCTTTAAGAGCAGCGCGAAATATAGCAAGGTTCACTCCACCGGTAGCCAATTTTTCCTCTAAATCCATAACCTCAGCCAACAAAGTTTCATCTGGATAGAAGTTAATACGGCCAGGCACCACAAAATCACTTGCACCCGGGTGATACTTGCCGCACTCAGGATTGGTACAAGCACGCGTACAAGCGCGGACCATGTATTTCTCCTTAGACCCCTGACGCCCAAACCCACTTGCTGTGTCCAGCTTGAAGGAGGGCAGGAATTCGTCCTTGTTACATGCTTCAAATAATGAGGCGGGTCGCACACGTATATCGCGCAACATTAGTTGAAGTCCACACGTGAAGTCATCGGCTGCCAGCGCCAATATTTCTTCGCAAAACAAGTCCTTTTTGAGATTCATCGCCCTAACTGGATTTGCATAATGGTCAATATGAGTCGTCGCAACAGGGAAGCGATGACGCAATGGGCCCAAAATTACATCCAATTCGGCACTCTCATAAAACATGCCACGAACCAGATTAGAACGAAAAGTGTTCAAGGAAGCAACATTGCAACCCGCACTGGGTCCAGAATTCTTCTTTAGGACTCCCAGCGAATGCACATAGCTCCCTTCCCCCTCGTCCTGGGGTAACTCTTTATGAACATCAAAAGCGTCCAAGTCCATATCGCGTGGCTGTCCAAATAGACGTGGAGCTACACTTTGAAAGACTGCATGCGTAAAGTGCTCAATGGCAGCAGAACACGCCTCTTGAGTAATAGGAGTGAACACATTCATAGATTCTCCAGCCACATTTGCTAGTCCAGAGAGCACTCCAGCTATAACAGACACTCTGCCAGAACCCACACGTGCACTCAACACAAGATGGGAGCCACAATCCCCACGGCGAGTCACCCCCCAAGGTTTAAGGGCCAAAGTCACACAGGTCAACGGCCCACCTTTAAAAGGGAAATCCACCAAAATCATCCTGGGTGGCCCAGACATAAGCATAGTCTGAGTTGTTAAAGAGCCAGAAGGATCTTGCCCGCCATTGAGAACAGCATCAGGCACACGAGTCAAAAGCAACGCTGCTTCATCAATTGGAACCCTTGACCCTGGAACGGACAACATATCCAACCACTCCTGGGGGATAAAATCTTGCACAAAATCTGCCTCCTTGGGCCCCATAATGCTCATAAACGCAAGATCACTCCTCTTGTCTGGCACAAAAATATGCGCCGGTGTTATACAAAAGGCTTGTCCTTTCGTGGCAGTATGACGAAACATCACAAGATTTATAGTGCGACATCCATCATGCAACAACGGAGCCACTATGTGGTAATTGGTAGCATAGATCCCAGTTCGCACTGGGAGCAAAACACCTGCTCCAACCGCCGACCCGCAACTGAAGACGGTATACACACCCTTACGTCTTGTAGCGTCACGCAATTGGGAAAATGTGCGTGTACGCGATGGATGGGCGATTTTATCGGTTGGGATAAAAGCATCCTCAACAGCACCCGTACGCATTTCAAAGCTCACAGCACTCTGTGGAGTGGCCAACAATGGCTTGCGGCGCAATAAAGCCCACACAGCAAATGCAGCCAACGACGCAAACGCAAGCTTATGGCGCAACAACAAAGGCGTAGCCTGGGCGCGTCTCCGGCACAATATAGCCATAACCAATAAGGCCAAACATGCCATATGGAAATAAAAATTCCACACCAAAGCAAGCAAAGCCAAAAACAATGCCATCAAATGCAAACCATATCGTGCCCAAAGCGTTCCAGTGGCGCGAGAGAATAGCCACGACGCCAAACCTTGCGCAAAGGCAGAAAAGGTTGGCACGTACGATAGTAGTTCAAGCTGGCGAGCCCTTATGGCATCCCGCCAACCGACAACAGCATCGCACACTGGAATTGAAAGTGGAGCGAACCCTTGAACCTCAATCGCAGAAGCCGAAACCAATTGCGATCGCAACGCCTCCATTGGAACATCAAGGTAAGGCCTGTGAATCTGACCAACTCGCAAACGATCTTGTTGCTCAAAATGCACTTTCATCCTGCCCACCAACAAGTCAACCAGGTCCAAGAGTGTAGCTTCCTCCGGAAACGGCACATCAACCCAATAAAAGGGCTCTGCAGAATTATTAGGGTTCTTACGTGCAAATCGAAGCTTAAAAGACCACAAGTCCGGCACCAGAACGTTGGCGGGAACTTTAGACGGGTCCAGCATATGGGAGCCCGCCATGCGGTACTGCTCACGTACAACAGGCAAAATGAACAAATTAATGCGCCGCAATACAGATATAGGCTCATTGGAGTGCAACGTTGCATTCAAATCAGGGACATTTGATGTGATAAAGAGCAGGAGAAAATTCCAGTACAAATTGCCCTTGCTACCAAGATCGGCCATATTCAGCGGCGTGCAGACATTGTTCACCATCTCTATAATGGGAGCAGTGGGATTAGCAATAGTAGTCCCCTGGGATGCCTTAGGGTTTCCAACATCATCCATGATACAAACCTCATGGTCCAATCTAGCCCCAGAAGCATACTTATCCGCAGAATTATGCTGGAAAATCCTATCAGGTGGCGTAGGACGTCCAAACTTCTCTTTCGACAGGAATCCTATCAACTTGTGGAGAATATCGGATTTACCTATCCCACTTTCGCCCCATATCGTTATAGAAAAAGGAGCGACACGCCACTTACCAATTTGATCATGTAAAACCTCGGAACGTATCGCGGACATCTTGGGCCATACCCGCGCAACGTTGGCATCACCAGCGTTAACCAATTCCCGCATCTCGCAATAAACTAGTTCCATATCGCGTACAAAAGAATCACTAGTGACATAATAGTCATTGGGATAGACGCCACGAATATGCAATGCATGAGCAGTTTGTATATCTACAAACCGTGTATACAAACTATCCCCCCGCCCAACCAAAGCGGACAGCGAACGAGCTGCTATGGCCGCAGTGACTGCTGCACAGACAATAGGCAACTGTTTGAACGCCAACAACACGACCTCAGACGTGCTTGTAGGAACAGGTACCTTTGAAACGTACCTGAAAAGTGCGGTCGCAACACCAGAAGCGGACAGCGACTTATCTGCCATCTGTGTGTAGGCGAAAAACGCTCCAGATAATACCAAAACACCATGCAGCACCGTGCCTGGTGCAAGTTCCATAGGCAACGCACGCATAACATCTTCCATAAAGCCCTGCGGTATACCTGAAAAAGAAACAGGTACCCTTGCACCAGACCAAGTTTGAAAAACGCTCCCAAAGTTCAAAGCCCCTAAAAGGGCTATCACCGCAGGGTGAGAGAGCACGTGCAAGACAAAGTCTTGCGCCGTAGCCATATCAAAACCAACGCGGCACATCTCGGCGACAACCCGTGAACAAATATACTTCACACGGTCAGCGGAGGGAACAAGCGACAACGAGTAACATTCCGAGACAACCCGTGGAACCAAATGCCAATGAGCCTTACAAAACTCCACTAGCTCGGAAGTAGCACCAGAGCCGACTATCTCAGAAAAATCGGACCAGGCACTAACGCCCGGATAACTCTGGGGCGTAAAAGAATCTGCCTTCACTGGATCAACCAAAACTGGTTCATAAACCCTCGCACTGTCATATATCGCAGCAGCGCGAGCTCGCTCCGCTGCAAACATGCGTCCCCAATTCTGATTTAAGTCCGAAAGATCCCACGTCAATTGAACGTAGTGATTGAAAATTAAAACCAGCGGACCACCAACTCCATCCACACAAATCTGTGCAGCATCAGATGGCAATACACGCATGGCCGCCTTCATCATTCGCTTACGTTGGCCACCTTGCTTAGAACCAAAGTACAAGTTTGGATACAACCTCAAGCGCAACCGCTCAAGGATGTCTTTCAACTCGTCAAGATAACTACCACGAACATCGCGGGCCGCAACGCGGCGACGCGCTTCCTTGGACCCCGACTCTTCAATATGGGCACCAACACGCTCCTTATAAGAGGGCCACGACTCTTTCTTTTCCTTTCTAAAGACGCGATCAGCAACAACAACTGTGCCATCAGATAGGGGGGTCGAAAACTGACCCTTCTTGACAAAGCCCACTTGAACCTCTCGCGGAGGCACCACCTTGACAACAAAATCATGGGGCGAGAATTCTTCACGAGTATCCAACTCATCGAAGAACTCTCTTTCCACTCCAGCAACTTTATCATCACGATACTGCTGCTTAGAAGTGGACTTCTTCTTACCACGGGCTCTCGAACGAGCCTCTGCGCGATTAGAATTTTTATTAGAATACGAATTTTTTGTATTAGGCCTCATTTCGTATTTAAAAGTAGCTTAAGCCACTCGCACTGGGATTCTCCCAGCCAAATATCAAGTTTCACTAACTTGAAAAGGGTCATTACAACCAAAAAGCCTCAACAAGGCTAAAATGGATTACACAAATCCAAAGCACTACTACAAGTGCAAAAGAATGTTGGAACAAAGCTCCAACAAGGCCTCCACCAGAGACCACAACACGCCAAACAGGCGAATATAATAAATACAAATTATAACCAACAATAGGTTATAATAACGGCAGCATAAAGCCACCATAAATTGGGGGGGTGCAAAGCACCCCCCCACGGCTCCCAAACAATATGGGGAAAAACACAAAATGTTCGCCAAACATACCTCGCGCAAATATGCGC